GTGCATGTGATGACGTAGACCTCCCCGTAGGGCTTGGGGTCCGTGGGGGTCATTTCCCCGCCTCCGTCTGTTGGGTCTTCAGCATCGCGGCGACCACGAGGTCCCGGATGATCGCAGAGGTTGTGGAGCGTCGTCGGGCGGCTTCCTCACGAACCCAAGCAGAGACATCATCCGGGAGGTAGACCTTGGTGTGTTTGGTTTCCATGTCAGACAGTACCCATCCGGTACTGGGCCGGTATCAGCAATCTACCGGAGCACCCACCAGCCCTAGACCGCCTATCCGCCCCGAGGGGTAAGGTCCATCAATGTCCATCCAAAATAGGCCCTACGCTGGGACTTGGGTTGCAAACCGCAGGAATGTGGTCCAGTGGACACCCGATTTTCAGGTTTACGTGAATGGGGACACCAGTTTGCCTGGGTGTCCCACATGCCACCACAACATCGATTTGAACGAGTTTGTAAATTCGATCTCGGTGGACTTCGGTGTGGAGCCCGGAGCGTCCAACTGTTCCATCGGGATGTCCATTCCGAGGCACTACGGGGACTCGATCTTCCGGGACGGCAACACCCTCCTCCGTCCAGGGCTGGAGATCCACGTCTATTTCCGGGGCTACTTCCCCATGAAGGGGATCTCCACCCCCAATTCCAGGCCCGTCGCGGGGATCAACCTTGGGGACATCCCCCAGTACCCGTACTACCCAGCCTTCCACGGCGTGGTGACCTCGGTCACCCACGACTACAGCAGTGGGTTCTACACAGCCAACATGACCTGCAACGGGATGCTGCACTTCTGGGAGCACATGAAGCTCTCGGGTGCGGGCGGCGGGTCATTCTTCGGCACCCGTCCCGCCAACAGCGGCATCCAGACGACCCTCACGGGTCACCCAATGACGGGCAAGACCCCGTACGCGATCATCTACTCCCTGTACCGAGACACGGCTGGCGTGGCGGACGGGGTGGGATTCGCGCTGTCGTCTCGCACGAACCTCAACGCGGTGAACAGCACCACCCGCGACCCGCTGTACGCCTTGACCCTGACGTATTGGGAGCAACGGTTCCGGGGGAAGATCTACGGCCTGCGTATGCACGGGGCCTCGGGCCAGATGTTCACCTCGTCACAGCAGGCGTTCTTGTCCCTGTACGGCCACAGTTCGACGACGTTCGGTGGGTCCCGAGGGACCGGGAGCGTGAGCCCAAGCCCCGGCCACGAGTCCCTGGACTACCTCGCACAAGACCCCACCATTCTCCTTGGGATGCGGGCAAACACGGCTGACGGGAGGGTTTCCCGTCAGGTAGATACAGCCCTTCTCGCGGCCAACAACGAGGGCCGGAACTCTCAGGGGCTGGACGCCATGGCGTTGCAGGCGTTCCCGACGGACATTGGCTCGTACGGACAGGTGAACCTCTGGGAGAGCACCTACGAGTCCAAGATGGACATTGCCACGGCGGTGACCAACGTCTGCGGCTACGAGTTCTACCAGGATGCCGACGGGGACTTGGTGTTCAAGCCCCCGATGTACAACCTGGATACGAGCTCCTCTCGGGTGTACCGCATCGAGCCCGAGGACATCGTCTCCATCAACTTCTCCGAGAACGAGCCTGCGGCCACCTACGTCCTTGTGAAGGGCGGCGCGTTTCAGAACACCCGTGGGCTGGTGGACGAGTCCGAGTGGGGGTGCCGGTCCCAGTACGTGGACTACAAGTTGGTGGCCCAGTACGGGTGGATTGAGGCATCGGTCGAGAGCACCTACTACACCAACGCCCGGAGCGCGTTCTACTTCGCGATCAACTACCTGGACCGCCAGAACGCAGGGTCTAACGGTGCGACCGTCACGATCCCCATGCGGCCCGAGATTCGTCCCGGGTACCCGGTGTACATCCCCCACATTGACTGCTTCTACTACGTCACCCAGGTGGCGCACGCCTTCAACCTTGGGGCAGAGTGTACGACCACGCTCACCCTCACGGCCCGCCGCCGGAAGTTCTTGGCCCCAGGCAACACGTCGAACACCAACGTCGCCCTGGACCAGACCCTCTCGGCCATCAACCTCGCGAACACCGAGAGCCCCATCCGACCCCTCCAGACGCTGGACAACAGCGGGTCGCCCCGGTTGGTGGGGTTCCCCAACGTGGTGATGGCCCTGGACCCCACGCACATCAACCCGATGTTCATGGCCCTTGGGTTCCAGGCCGTCGAGAACGAGCTCACCCGAGAGAACACTGCGAGCAGGCGTGACCACAACCGTCAACAAAGCACCGCACGGCAAGATTTGTTCGTAGGTCAACTGATTGACGGGTTGTTGTCCCGGACCCCCGCTACCCTGCGTCCCACGTCATCCCGCACGGCGTCAGAGCTCGCCCGTCCACACCATGGCCGTAACCACACCACCAACCCCGGACAACTGTACACCGTGGTGGGGCTCCCTGGAGTTGGTCACGATGGAGTGACTGTGTCAAGGCAGGACATCTCGACGGCGCTGACGCAATACATCCACACTAGGAACGTGGTTCGCGAGGTCAAGGCCAGTTTGGATCGCAGGAGGATTGAAGCACAGCAGGCCATCAACGCCGAACGTGCCGCCGCTCAGAGGGCAGACCGGGACGTGGACCAACAACTGGTTGCCCGTCAAGAGACACTGATCACGACTGCACAGAGGCAACTCAGAGAAGTTGTGTCCAACTTTGATGCCACCCCACCGGACGCTACCAACCAACAATTGGTAACCAATTTCAACAACCTCTCAAGGGTTGTGCGGGAAGTTCAAGGGGCTGATGCCCATCGTGATCGCACCCTTGGTACGGCCAGCGAGGGTGGCACTGACTCAACCGCCAACAACGTCATCCTCATGTCCTACCTCATGGGACAGTTCAGGACGGGCGGGAGCAACACCGGGGACACCCGTACGGACCCTTCGGGGACGATCAACGAGTCGGCCAACCTCCTCCAGATGTTGTCAGACCGCAAGGCGTCCTTGTCGCTCACCACGCCGGGGTACTACCGCTACTACTCGGCGTCGCACCCCGACCCTGCGATGCAGGGCTACCTCCCTGTGGATTTGAGCTCAGGTGGTGAAACAAGTGAGCCGGGGGGGGTGTCTACGCCAATTGTGGTGAATCGTGGGGGCGGGGGGTATCTCCCGTATGCGGACCAGGGAGAAGTGCCCCGGACCCCTACCCGTATGTCGGTCGGTGACGCAGCAGGGTATTTGAGGAATGCCTGGAACAGGATTGTTCAGAGCCCCGCTCTTTCCAATACCATCTTGGAAATCCTTCTCGCGCAGTGGTCGCATGAGACAGGTTCTGGCCGCAGCATGATGAATTTCAACTTCGGTGGGTTGAAATATGGGGGGGGAGGGTTCAGGACAACGTATGGATCCCATGAGACTGTGAATGGGGTCCGTGTACCGACACGGGATGCGTTCCAGGCATATCGGACACCCCAAGAAGGGGCTGACCATTTTGTCCGGTTCCTCACCGACCGTGGGCATGTGGCGGCAGTCCAGGCGTACCTCCTCCACCCTGGAAACGCCATGGTGTACGCGGAAGCTCTGAAGCGAGCTCATTACTTCACGTCCGACCCGACTGTGTATGGCCGGGACCTTCAGGGTCGCGTGAATGGTATCCGCCGGTCTGGTATTTTGGGTCGGGTTGGGGTCCCTGACCCCCCGCCGCCCCCGACGACGGCACCCTCTCGACCGCCAACACCGGCCCCAACATCAACTTACAACACCGTGGTGGTGCTCCCCATCATGGATGTGAGCAACATCCCCGAGGAACGCCAGGGCAGCTATGTTGATGTCGTCCCGAACGATCGCTACCCTGATGTGGTCCACACCCCGACCAATGGGCTGAAGGTCCGGGTGATGGAACAGCGGGGTACGCAAGTGGTACCGACGAACCTCATCTATTCCATGACGTTCGAGGCACGGGGGCAAGTGCGAGCGACTCCGGTGTCTGTTCGAGCACACCACCCCGCCCCCCCAAGGGAAATCATCGGGTTCATCAACTCGTGTCTGAACCCCCGGGCCAACGACCCATTCGTCCGTGCGCTCACACGGACTTTCACGGACAAGGTTGGGTCCGCGGGGCTCTCTACGGTGCGGACCACAGCGGAACAAGTACGGGCGCTCATCGCCGTCGCCGTCGAGGGGATCCAGAACCTCCGCACCTCCGAGGGGCTCATCCAAGGGACGCCTCTCGCAGAGACCCGTTCGTCCGGGCCTGCAACGGACGCGGAGATCAACGCCCTCATCGACCGGGCTGTGGCTGGGTCATCAACCCCTCCCCGGACCTCGGGAGGGACGCCCGTCCTGATTGGGACCCCCATCCACAACATCACCAATGGGGTGCCCAACGATTTTGACCCGTCGGGGACCACCACGGTTCGTTCCGCCGCCGCCGCAACCGCCGTGCTCGCAGCCAAGGCACGGGCGCTGGTGGTGGATGTGACCCAGGCGAACTTCACCAACCTCAACCGCGCCCGTGACGTGCTCCGCACGATCCGTGGTCGCACGCCGTTCCCGTCGGAAGCCCAGGTGTACCTCACCCCTTGGGAGGAGTCCCTCACGGCCCTGTTCCGAGGGAACCCACCGCCCCAGCGCGGGATTTTCGTCCCAAGGTCGGACGTGCATATCATGGAGAGCTCCGACCACGAGGAGTTCTCCCCCGTGTTCCCCGTGTCTGACGCCAAAGGGTTTGAGCATTACGGGTCGTTCCAGTACGGGCGAGGGCTGTCCATCGAGCCCGGTGGCAACTACGAACGGATCAGTGCCAGGGACCCGTTGCAGTTCCTCACGGACGCACAGCGGGAGGCGTATCTCCGTGGGATTGTCAGTGACAGCCTTGAGGAGCGGGGTCGTGCAGTTGCGGCAGCGGCAGCGGCTCTTGCCAGCAATAGTGACCCGTCAGGAGGCGATGCGGCGATCCTTCACCTCGGTGAGAACGACCAACGGAACGGCGACCGGACCACCATGATCGCCAACGGTCTCCGCAACTACATCATGTCGGACCGGGACGCCGTCACCAAGCTCCCGGTGAACAACGCGGCCTACCTTCTCACGGACCTGACCCCGATGGGGCAGCAGGACACCTGTGCCTGCAAGGGTGCAGAGTCAGACCTGTTGCTGGCCGCGTACATGTCGGGCACGGCTGGGATGACCCAGATTGTCTCCTCCGAGGAGGAGGCTGTTCAGTGGGTGAGCACACAGATGCAGCAGGCCGCGGTGGGCTGGGCCGACACGCAGGCCAAGATGCGGGGCATGGCGATGGAGCAAGGTCGGCGGTCACTCCTGGACTCCGTCAGTGGGTGGAACACCATCACCAACGAGTTCCGGCAGACCAATGGCAGTCTGGCCAATCAGACCGAGTCGGTTGGGAGCCGGGCGGACACCCTGGGTCAGAACACCCGGACATTGTTCACCCCACCACGGGGCCAGTAGCTCAGGGGACCAAGGGGCGGGCGGTCACCCACGGGGCACACTCTTCGTGGGCAAACCCTACGTTCCCTCCGCACCAAACACCCGGCTTCCGTGACCCACCAAACGGGTAGATGGCACTCTCGCAGAAGGGGCATCGTTTGAGCGACCCTGACACCTGGAGCTCCACGGCACTCAGCCGCACATCCTGGGTGCTGCACAGGTAGCGGACGTACGTGGAGTCGATGTACGGCGGATCAAACAGGGGGCTGTTCGGGAATCGCACCATGCTGTTCGAGGTGAGTGGCAACCCTATCCTGGGGTCCACCTCGAACAACTGAAACGACATCTTCCGGGCTATCCTGTGGTAGGTTTGCCAGACCACCTCGTTGGGGTCGAGGTTGGACGCCGTGAGGAGCTTCATGGGCAGAGCTTCCTTGGCTCTCACTGTGCCCCCATCCGTCTTGGTGACGGTGAGCCCCAGGACAACATCACTGGCGAAGGGCAAGTGCTGCCACAACACATCCACCTTCAAAGGGATGTCCGCCGGGTCCAGGTCACCCAGCACGACCCCTCGGATGATGTCTGGGTCCGGGTCAACCAACATTGGCGATCCATGGGGAAATGCCCGACCTAGTTGATCCTCGGGCACACACGGGGTAGAGTCCGAACATGCTAAAACCTTTCGGTGAAATTTACGCCATTCGGAACCTGATCAACGGAAAAATCTACGTGGGCCAGACTACTCGCGGTGTGCAGTGCCGATGGAGGGCTCACCTCAAGGGGTTGGGTAATGGTCGGACCTACCCTGGGCTGAAGGGGGCATTGAAGAAATACGGGGTTGAGAATTTCTCGGTGGAGGTCATCGACACTGCCGCTTCCTACGAGGAACTCGACTCGAAAGAATGCGCTTGGATCGGCACCCTGGACAGCATGGTCCCAAATGGATACAACCTCAAAGAAGGTGGGAAACACGCCCCGCACTCGGCGGAGTCCAGGGAACGGAACAGACAGGCACAGTTGGGCAAGAAACACACGCATGAGGCAAAGGCCAAGATGAGTGCGGCTGGGAAAGGGAGGGTCAAATCCCCAGAGCATCTTGCGAAAATCAGTGTGGCCCTTCAAGGGCGCAGGCCCTCTGATGCCGCGATGGCTAGGTCGCGGGAGGTCTGCACCGGACGCAAGATGTCTGATGCGTTCAAGGAGAACCAAAGGCTGAAGCATCTGGGCAAGAAAGACTCAGACGCCACACGAGAGAAGAAGCGACAGACCCTCATGGGGAGGAAACTCTCTGAAGAGTCACTTGAGAAGATGCGGCGCACCAAGAACACACCAGAGGCACTAGAGGCTGCAAAAGTCGGGTCCACGGGTAGGAAGCACAGCCCTGAGACGAAAGCCAAAATTGGTGCTGCCAGCAGAGCCCGGAAGATCCCAGGGAGGCCCAAGTCCATCCGGGTCAGCGAACTCCCTCCAACCACGTCAGATCCAGAGTCCAACTCACCGCAGACCGCCGCCGCCAGACATCAAACGCTTGGGTGAGGTGGGCGTCCGCCTGTGCGGAAGTCCAGCGGTTCACCCGCATCATGTGTGCCTTGCACATGTCACCTTGGCCCATGTGAACGGCTAGACCAAAATGCTTCGTCCGATGGCACTGGGGGCAGAGAGCTTCTACCCCCACCAGCTTTTGGACGTGGTTGGTGTCGTCGTAGTGCCAAATCTCGTGGCACTCGACCGGGTGCTTGCGACCGACGCCACCACAGAGCTCGCACTTGTGGCCCGCCGCCGCGTAGGTGGCCTTGCGTACCTTGTCCCAGTCCTTGGGTCGGAGCTCGGAACGTAGGTTGAACCCCCACTGTGCCTGTGGCACCAGTTCCACGGCTAGCTTGGGGGTTGGCGTCGTATCGTCCATCTCTAGTACCTTACGCCCTGACGGCTAACTGTTCTATCCCCCAGGAAGGTAGCGGAGAGCTCATGCCCACGGACCTGAACATTCTCAAGAAGGCTTTCCAGAACGCCACCTCGACATCCGAGGCTACCAAGACCTGGGACGAACCGCTCACGCGCCGGGAGTCAACCCAAGCTGAACAGGTGTTCCCCGCCCCAGCCCTCCTGTCCGAGGTGGGTGGCTGGGTGGCCTCCAGCGGAACCCCCTACGCCACGGTTGAGAACGTCGGGGCCATCACCTCCACCCTCCAGCAGGGTAGTGCAGCCCCGTCGCGGACGTACTACGAGACTCGCCCGGGTCGGTCGGGGTTCAACGACGTGGACTTCGTGCCCTACAACTGGGGCACCAACCGTTTCGGCAACAAGGGTGGTGCCCTCCTTGGTCACCCCATCTCCTGGGAGGTGGTAGGTCCCACGGGCAAGTCCCCGTACACCCACTGGCAGTGGGCGGTGAACACCGCCACCAACACCCTCACCCTCGAAGCTGGGGTGTTGAGCCAACTGTTCACGACGGTGCCCCCCCACGTTGTACCCGCAACCGTCCCCACCGTGGCCCAAGCCTACGGGTTGGGCACCATGCCCAATGGTGGGCTGTATGTGCTTGTGGAGATCGCCGGGGATGAAGCCACCAACCTGTTGCTGGCACCGGCCAATGCCCTGGTTCCGACGGACCAGGACACGTCCAGGTTTGAGCTCTTCCGGGTGGCCTCGTGGGCGGGTCAGGACATCGTCCTGGAGTCTGCCAAGCCCCTGACGGACTACTTCACTGCGGTCGGGGCCAACGACAAGATCAAGTCGATCACCCTCATCCAGCCCAAGGTGACACGGCTCGGGGCCATCCCGCTGTCCCTCAACGGGACCACACAGCAGAACCAAGTGTTCGTGTTTCTCCCCCCGGAGCGGGCGGCGAACTCGGAGTACATGCCCCCGTACAACGGCTCGGGGTTGTGCCCCGACTGGACGGTGAACGGCGGTTTCGACATCACCGGAACCATCCCCACAGGCAAGGTCGTCAGCTATGGGACGCCCAACCAGTTGCCGGTGCCGCAACCCCTGAGTACGGACCTCACGGGCACCCT